TCCGTTGTCATTGACTATACCAAAAGTCTCCCCGTTCTCAACTCTTTCCATCAACTCATCCCAACGATCTTGATACTCTTTTACAGTAAAGACTTCCATCATCTCATTTGTAGTTGATTTATTTATTTTACTGTTACCTGACTTCAAAGTCAAGTCTCTTTACCTTACGTCTACGTCTTTGTTCTTGGTACATCAAGTCTGCTGCAGTCAGAACATCGTGACTCTCATCGAGTTTAGTGTTCGATATAATCAACACCTTAGACAAATCAATAGCAGAAATCTTATCATCAGTGAGTGTGGTGTTATTAGGACAACCACAGACCTGAGTCTTGGGAGAACTCGTAAGTTCTGTATTACAATTTTTGCATCTGATAACTAACATGATTCATTAGATTGATACGACATGCTCGAAGAGGGGATCGAACCCCCGACAAATAGAATGTAAATCTACTACTCTACCTCTGAGTTATTCGAGCGAAGCTCCCCAACTTGGGCTTGAACCAAGGACATCAAAATTAACAGTTTTGCGCTCTTCCAACTGAGCTATTGGGGATTAAAAATAACCGCTACTCGTCAGCAGCGGTGGCACCAAGAGGGATCCCACCTCCTCCTCACATGGGTTGTTGCTCCGATTCTTTTTTCTCTCGGAAATGTGAGTACGGGTGTCGCCATCCCGTTAAGCCTCCGACCCGACTTGAACGGGTGACCTGCTGTTTACAAAACAGCTGCTCTATCCAACTGAGCTACAAAGGCATACGTCTCAGGCTGGATTCGAACCAGCGACCAACGCTTTAGAAGAGCGATGCTCTATTCCACTGAGCTACTGAGACAAGTGGTAGTTCCTATCGCCTCTAACCCTGAACTACCAAGGGGGTCACAGCAGTGGTCTCTCAACCACCTTTATAGTATAGGGTAAACCCTGACTGGTGTCAAGGGCCTTAGTACAATGGAACGAAAATTACCTGAGTGTATCTCATTTCGTTCTTGAACTGATTTGTTGGGGTGTGTTGTCCGTGAGGAAACTGAGAGTCAAAAAGAACTGCACGATTCTTTTTACCCTGTACAGTATATATCTGTTTAACTTTATCCTTTCTCTCACGAATTGTTAGAACAAAGTCATCGGGTACATCGTAAAAATTCATTCCTTCACCTTCTTCATAGTGTTCATTTAAGAAGACTACTATCGCAATCATACCAGTTGATGTAGGACCATAATCATGTCTATCACGATGAGGTCCATACCAATGAGTTTCAAATACCGAATCAAATTCATCAGTAAATGTAAAACAATTAACAATAAATTCTTTACTAGATCTTATTCGATCTACAGGAAAGTCAATAATGTTTGATACCAAATTTGGTAAAGTATGATCAAATGCATATGGAATAAGTGATCCTTCCATATTTGATCGATACACCTTTCTCCCATCAAAAAATGTTTCGTTATTACCTTCCTGATCCCAAACTAAACTGACTGGCATCTTAGGAATTTGTGCAATAACCCCATCAATATATTCATAGAAGTTGTCAATGACTGTCACCTTGGCGGGTCCAGTATCAATTGTTTCAATTATAGGAGTTTTGTTTAATACAAAAACTTTATTATCAAATATTTCAGAAGGATCAATAATCATAAATCAACCAAGTACAAGTCTCTTACTGTAATCATATGCATACTGTTGACGATATCCTTTGATACCCCAACCCAACCATCTATATGCAGGACGCATATATTGACTTACGGTTTGACCACCACCAGCAAAACTAGGAAGTGCTTGTTGGAATTGTGGTTCATTAATCATCCAACGAACCTGACAATCCAATTCACTTGGATTACAACCATACTTACTAGCAAAGTTTCCAAGTCCCCTATAACGACCAATAGAAGTCCATTGTATCAAACCATAACCTCCACTATGACATCGTTCATAAGGAACACGAGTACCTCCTTCACAAATGTTTGAATGAAAGTTAGATTCTGATTTGATATTACCCATGATTGTTGCAAGGGCATTACGATCATCAATCGGTGTATACTCCTGAAGTTTTGCAAGAACATACTGTTCATTGGGAGTACATGTAGGACAAGTCCATTCCTTATCAACCTCCACAATTTCTATGGGTTCCTGAACCACAACTTCCTCTTCTACTACTACTGCATCACCAGTGACTTCTGCAAGGTGATCGTCAAGTGTTTTTGCAGCGACACATGCACTACCAAGTAATGTTGCCGAAACAGCAATAGCAGTAAGAAATTTTCTAGTCATTGAAATAATTGTTAAAATTCGAGTAAAGTTTATTTATTGTAATAATCCTTTCGGTAGTACCGCCCAAGGATGTTTGAATTGTAATACAGGGGTGTCTCATCTGTCAACCTTTGAGACAGAACCTCGTTCAGAAACAACTGACGGGTCTCCTCAAAGTTAGTTTGACCCTTGGTATCGTGTAAGGAAAGTATCTCTCTAGAGAATTTATCCTTACCAAAAAGGTCCACATCCTCTTTTAATTCAGGACATGAACCATAGTATTTTTTCCAATCGGATTCTTGTTTTACCTTACGCTTCTTTCCTTTAGGGGTTCTAAAGGACCAAAAGTATTTCCTTCCGAGGTATTTACGGTTGGAGGAAATGTTGGTAATGAGATAAACAAAGCCAAAGTTATCCCCAATAAGATTGGAGGTAAAGGGTTCACCTTTAAACAACCAAGGGTTCTCGTAGTCACACACTCACTTTTCTTCATAGTCCTGAAATATATAGTCGTCTAACTTTTTGGCTTTTATTTTCTTATAATATTTGATTAGTTTTTGAATAAAATCAGAGTTGGAATCCTGAGAAGGTATCTTTTTTGACATCTTGTTTGATACCTCCAACGATATAACTCTCGTTCTCAGTCTCTTGTGGGGCTACCTGCAACCCTTTGCTGCTTATCCAATGTTGTGTCCAAGGAAGAGGATTGTTCTTGGCGGCAACATCATAGACAGGTTTAAGACCAATGGCCTTCATTCTACGATTGGCAACCCACTCAACATACTTCTTGAGTAGAGCATCATTAAGACCAATCATACTACCATCTTTGAACAAGTGATCTGCCCAACGCTTCTCTTCGTTCACGGCTTTATCAAACATTGCATACAACCACTCCTGCTCTTCCTTCATGATTTGTTTCATTTCAGGATCATCACCGGCAGCCCACTTGTTCAGAATGTTCTGAGTGATCGCAAGGTGTTGGTTCTCATCTCTAGCAATCAATGAAATAATCTTTGCAGATCCTTCCATAAGTTTGAGTTCACCAAAGGCAAAACTACAAGCAAAAGAGACATAGAATCTAATACCCTCAAGGATATTAACATTCGCAACTGCCCTATAGAGTTTGCGTTTTACATCTTTGATACTATCTTGAGAAACATGGGTATCTCTAAAGTCACTTGACCACAGTTCACCATTACCCCATGCTTGTGCACTGTTGATAAATGAATCATAAGATTCAGTTACACTCTTTGCTCTCTCCAGAATTCTAGGATCTGTAATGATGTGATCAAAGATATCACTAGGGTCTGGATAGATGTTCTTGATGATGTATGTGTAAGAACGACTATGAATCATCTCCATGAATCCCCACACTTCCATACATGCCTCTAGTTCAGGTAGTGAACAATAAGGAATGAATGCCATACCGGGACCACGACCCTGAATAGAATCCAACATGATCTGATACTTCAGATTGGAAGTATAGATATGCTTCTGTTCGGGTCTCAATGTATGATAGTCTGCTCTATCTTTTTGTAGAGATACCTCTTCAGGTCTCCAAAAATATCCCAACTGTTGAGTTGTAAGTTTATCAAAGATAGGATACTTATAAGAATCATATCTCTGAACCCCAAGTGGTTTGCCAAAAAACATTGGTTGTTTCTTGGCATCATGAACTTCGGTATTAAAAACCGTCATTCCTTCAACCTTTGCCATCGTATTATTATTCACCGATGAGACCTTAAACTGCGCAAGACTCACACTCGCCCTCCTCTACTGAACTTAACTCACACATTCTATTTACCTCTAAAAAATATTTGGTTTTCATCATACCTCAAGATTATGGTTTTGTCTATTAAATCACACTATTTGTGCTTTTAATATTGGTTCATTTTTTTTATAACTCCACTTGTATCCTTTGCAGTGCTTAAATTTTCCCTCGCAAGTATATTTGATATTAGAAGGAGTTGTTCCTACAAATTTAGAAGCATCACTAATAGATTGAAACTCTCTTAAAAAGTTTCCTTCAATATCATACTGAAATACTTTGGTTCTTTTCACATTTGGATTATTTTTGAGTGTTTGAGATGTTTTACTTTTGCTTTCTTCTTTATGTGATTTTCCAGCAAATCCACAAGGAGATGGTTGCCCTTTTCTCATTTTACTCCAGTTCTTCTTTTGTTCCTCTGTATGTGTTTGATTATAGAATGGATTTTTGTTGCCTACAAATTTTCCAGTATTCTTTTGAGATATTATCTTTTTAGTTTCTTCAGTATGAGAGTATCCAAGAATTCCATTATCTCCACCAATAGTTTGATTATATTTTGGTTTTAATTCAGAAATCCAAAATACTTCTCTATCAGTCAAATTTTCTTCGCATATTTCAACTTCTTCAATAACAAAATTTTCTTTTCCATATTTTCTTATTGCTCTATGAAAATATGAACTTGAATTTCTAGTTAGTGCATCATAGCAATGATTATTAAATCTATATTTTAATTTTTTTCTAGTCATACCAATATAAAAATCACCATTCACTATATTTGTTATTTTATAAATGTGACCTTCCATAAGATAAAATAAAAACCTATTACTATTTATAATAATAGGTTTTTACACTTTCGTCAAATTTTACAACTTTCGCAGTCTTCCTCTTCAACACTAGAGAGTTCTTGAAGGAGTGATTGAAGATTAGGTTTCTCTTCAACTACTTCATCAGTTTTAATATCATAAGTGTTTTGATAATATGCGGTTTTCCAACCATAGCGATAACAATTTAGAAAATCTTGCACCATTACAGAGACTGGAACTTCATTGTTGGGATAGTTCTCTGGATTGTAACTCCAGTTACCAGAGATTGCCTGGTCAAAGAACTTCTGCATAACAGATACAACATTGATATATCCTGTGTTATCACTCATCTCCCATAGGAGTGTATAGTTATTCTTCAACGATTGATAGGAGGGAACAATTTGCTTAAGGGGTCCTTTCTTTGATTTTTTAATGGACAGGTAGTCTCTAGGTGGTTCGATTCCATTGGTTGCATTTGACACAACGGAACTGCTTTCCGATGGCATCTGTGCGGACAATGTTGAGTGCCGTAGACCATATTTTGAGATAGATGCTCGAAGACCCTCCCAATCATGAACTAACTCCTGTGATGAAATCTCATCAACTTCTTTTTTATATGTATCGATTGGAAGAATACCATCGGAGTACTTAGTTCTACCGAAGTATTCACAGTGTCCTTTCTCATGAGCAATCCGATTGGAAGCCTTGAGAAGATAATACTGGAAAGACTCTGACAATCCGTGGACTGCATCCCATGCCTCCTGTGAGTTGTAGTCGTACCCCAGTTTGGCCAGGTAATGGGCCAGACCGATAAATCCTACCCCAAGTGACCTACGGGCCTTTGTGGTTACTTCTGCGGCCCTTACAGGATAGTCCTGATAGTCGATCAATTCCTCAAGACCACGGACAGAAAGATCACAAAGATCTTCAAGTTCCTCATCAGATTTAATCTTACCCACATTGATTGCAGAAAGAATGCAAAGCGCAATCTCGCCAGTTGTATCATCAATATGTTGAAGAGGATAAGTTGGCAAAATAATCTCTTGGCACAGGTTACTCATGTTCACCTTGTCCTTAAAGGAAGAGTGACTATTACAGTGGTCGATATTCATAATGTAGATACGACCAGTCTCTGCTCTCTCTTTTAGGAGATCTAGAAAGAGTTCTTGTGCTCCGATAGTCTTTCTTGGAATAGACTCATCTCGTTCAAAACCAACATATAGGTCATCGAACCTATCAGTACCAAAGGAATCATACAAGCCCGGTACGTCATGCGGTGAGAACAAGCTAATTTCTCCATCCACAATGAAACGTTCGTAGAAAATCTTTGAAAGTTGGATTGAGTAGTCAAGTTTCCTCACTCGGTTGTCTTCTGTACCCTTGTTGTTCTTTAGAACTAGGATGTCTTCGATTTCGATGTGCCAGATAGGAAAGTGAACTGTAGCAGAACCACCTCTGATGCCGTTTTGTGTGCAACATCTGACAGTGCTTTCAAACTTTTTAAGGAAGGGTACAACACCTGTGTGTTGTACCTCGCCGCCTCTAATTTTAGAATTGATCCCACGAATTCTGCCTGCGTTAATACCAATACCAGCCCTTTGTGCGACGTATTTACCAATAGCCATATCACTGCTAAAGATACTATCGAGGGTGTCATCAACATCAACGAGAACACAAGATGCAAATTGACGGAGTGGTGTCCGAACCCCTGCCATGATTGGCGTTGGGATGTTGATTCGGTGTTTGGAGATTGCGTCGTAGTATCGTTTGACATATGATAGTCTCGTTTCCTTAGGGTAATCACGGAAGATTGTCAAAGCAATCATGATATACATGAACTGAGGGGTCTCATAGACCTCACCCGTGCTCCTATCCTGTACTAGGTATTTATCTACAACCTGTCGTAATCCGGCATAGGTGAACATGAAATCACGTTCATGATCAATAAAGGTTTCTACTTTAAGAATATCCTCAAGAGAATACTTGACGAAGATATCCTTATCATAGACGTTATCATATGCAAGTTTAGTAATATGATCTGTCAGGTTTGGTAGTTCATGCATCTTACCAAACAATCTTTTCCTCAAGGAGAACAAAAGTAGACGGGCAGCAACAAACTGATAGTTGGGATGTTCCAAGTCAATGAGATCAGAAGCACTTCTAATAAGGATTTCCTGAATCTCCTCAGTCGTAATACCATCATAGAACTGAATACCAGATGTCATTTCAACTTGACTTGCAGATACACCAGCAAGACCTGCGGTGGCAACTTCCACCATCTTATGCATCTTATCAAGATCTAATTTTTCAATGTTACCATTTCTTTTAGTAACCTTTAGTCCATTGCTCATATCTTTTTCCAGGTTGTGAATTTTAGTTTTGCTTGTAATCCGGTGTATATATTTGATTCTACTATCTTTTGAACATTATGTCCAGATAGAACCATATCATTTATGTCTTTCTCTCGGATAGTGGTGGGCCAGATGACGACTCTTTCACCTCGTTCAATACATCGTTCAATTCGACTAACAATTTCTTTATTACGGGGCTCGTTATCATATACAAAAACTTTATCGCTTCTCTCAAGATCACGAATTTCACCGTCACTACCACACAGAGCCACACTATTGTTGATGAAAGTGCTGTCAAAGGGTCCTTCGACCACATAGACTGGTAATCTTTTATCAATTGTGTCAAGTCCATAAACTTTAGGGGCATCATCATCCAACATAATGGTTAAGTATTTAATAGGGTTCGTAGAGAGTGCTCTTCCCTGAACTCCTATAAGTGTGTTATTCCTGATAAGAGGAATAACGATTCGTTCTTCACCGTAATTAGTAGACTTGAACGTATCTGGTTTGATTGTATTCACAAACTCCATGAAGTTTCTAGCATAGTAGAACTCTCCACGAAATATTGCTCTAGTCTCTAGATATTCTTTAGACCTACTTACAAGAAATGCACTTGGTAAATCAATCACTATTTTCTCCTTGAAAGTTGGTTTAGATGTCTCAACATGTTTAAAGATATCTTCAGGAGTTTCAGCCGCGAAGTTTTTACCAGTCTTCCCGTCTTTAAACTTCTCAAAGATATATTGTTTATGTGTCTCTGGATCTAAATCCTTTAAGAAACTATTAAATGACACACTAATTCCACAGTTGTGACACTTATAGTTAGTGTTATTTTTGACCCGGTAGAGATAACCTCTAGCCTTGTTCTTTTGTTTCTGACTGTCGCCGCAGCAAGGACAACGGAAATTATAAAGGTAGGGTTTTACTTTTTTGAATTTAGGTAGTCTGGCGGAGATGAGCATGATGTATTTTTCGTCAATAAAATCCATGTCACCTACTAACAGTTCTTACCATTGTAGAGACAACCGGAGTGTTTGTCAAGACATTGGGAAAGGCAGTCATGACCTTCAACCCAATGGTCAGTACAGCGAGACCACCCACTGCCATCCATACACGTTTTTCTAATTCACGTATTCTTTGTAATACCGTGTCATGATCACCGTCCATTTTATCACGGAGTTGGTCAACTTTTGCAAAGAGTACAACGTCAGTTTGTTCTTGTTTCGATATGCGTTCTTCATGGACTGCAAGCATACGACTCACAGTAGTATTTACTTCACTCAATTTTTCTATTGCTTTATCGATTCGAAGAACTATTGGCTTCAAATCTTCAATCTTTTGTTCTAATACTGCAACCTTAATTTGATGACTTTCCATGAGGTTTGAAGTATGGATTGAATTCTAATGCCTTTTTCTTAGCCTTCTTTTCTTTTCTCTTCTGACCCCTATCCATCAAATCTTTAATCGCTTTCTTCACATACTTATTACGACCATCCAATTTCATAGTGGGGTCGAAACCAGCAGTAGGACCAGCAGCAGGGGAGGAGCCACTAAATCCACCAGATCCCCCAGGAGGATTTGCCACCATGCCTTCCTCATTGACACTGAACTCATTATACATTGCAGAACGAAATGCATTTACAAACCTATCAATCTTATCCTTATCCATTGGTGATTCCATTGAGTGCGTCTAAACAATTCTGATCCAATTCGATCTCATGTATATAAGATCTAGGATAGTCTGGAAGTTTATCTAGAAATATTACAAATGTTTTAATACAAGACCAAAGGTTTTTATCAATCTTATAGAACAACATTGGAGTTGTTGCATCTCCAAAGATATTATAAAGAATAATAAAGTGGTTAATAAGAAGGTGAACCTTAAGTTCACCCGTGCTCTTATAACGTTTAAGTAACCTTTTAATGTATCTAAAACGACTTAGATCTTTGTCAAAGTCTTCTCTAGTAACAGCTTGTGGGTTCTCATAATGTTTAATAGCGAAGAGGAGAAAGTTCTCCTCATTCAATTCAGTAAAAAGCATTTATCATCCGGCGGTTGGATATGCAGTACCACCAGTTGTAATACCAGACATGGCAACTAGAGTTTCTGTCTTCACTCTTGCAACACCCTCACTATCGGTATAGGTTGTAACACCAACCCAACCTTCATGAGTAACTCTATAGTCAGCAGCAACACCTTCTGCATTGGCTACACCATAGACAAAGTTATCACCAGGATTGTCAAGAACAGTACTCTCACTGTACTTGGAATCAAGAATAGTATACTTCGGAAGTTGAGAAACTCCAAAGGTAACACCGGCAATAGCAGCACCGGTGAGTCCCATTGTACTACCAATAGTACAAGATTGTGTATTTGCAATACTTACAATTACAGCATCACCAAAATACGTAGTGGCCTTCGAACCAAAACGAATTACATCACCCTCTTGAGCAGAACCAGTCTGACCAAAAGAAGTACCGGTTCCAGTGACAACACCGGTATCATAATCTAGGACGACAGCTCCTACGCTATCTACATTGTCGTTATTACCCCAAAGTGCCATGTCTTTTTCCTGTAAAGGTTACGTTCTTTCAAATTATTTATAAAAACCTATGAGAGAGTTTTAATCACTCCTCACGGTTTTTGATTGCCTTAGTCACTACTTCAAGTAGTTGATCGTCCATATCAGTCTTGGTCAACTTAACTGCCTTAGAAAGAATAACAAGACAGATCTCAACCATTTTCTCACCCAGTTCTTCATTCTCTGGAATTTTGTTGACAGCATCAGAAATAATTTTGGATGCTAATGGAAGTAAGAATGCGAGCATGATAAACCTCATTGGGTATCTATACTCTATATATCAATCACTCTCTCCTGGACGTGATTTTCCAACAGCATCATTCATCCTTTGTTGTGGAGTTCTTGTATCTTTAGGTTTTCTTGCAGCATTACGTGCAGCGTCTCTAACATTCCTAGCATAACCATCACCAGCTTTGTAGTCCTTACGAGGATTCTTTTTCCAATACTCTGCAGATGCTTTCATCTGATCTTTCACGGACATCTCTTCCTTCGCAAGTTTGGTTGCAGTGGCATACATTACAGACTTGGCATCTTTACCATATCTTTTTTCAAATCCACCCTGGTTCTTTTTCATACCCTTGACAATATCTTCTTTCTCTTCCTCCTCACCAGGAGTCAAAGTTCTTTCTTTCAACTTACCAGGCTTTCTACCTTCCTTGGTATCTTTATCATTCTGAAGATTTTCAATATCCCTTTTCTTTTTCTCTTTGTCATCTTCACACTCACAATCACTCCCTTCTTCAAGTTCAGTGACTTCAAGTACAAGTGCACCAATATCTCCGAAGGCTTCCTTCATTGTAGGATTGATAACAATCTTATTATTTACTTTCTTATCACCAATCTTTACTTCAGACTTAGCTTCAGTCTCTGGTTCAGAAGATTCAATATCAACTACTTCACGTAGATCTTCTCTCCAATTTGAATAATTTTTTCTCATGGATTTCAAACTAGACACGTTTTCTCTTGTAGGTATTTATGAATTCCCTAATATTTGTCTTGGGACCTTTGTATGGTTTGCCACCAGGTTGAAGATTAGTCTTATCACCCTTGTCAAAACCGGGAGTCATGTCAACTGCATTCTTAAAGTAACCAGTAGTTCCTGTAAGAGTGTTTGGTTTCTTAGGTGTCCTCATCTTACGGTCCATTTTGACCTCAGTATACTCAGTCAGGTCTCTAATCCAAGACTTGAACATAATATTATTCTCAGTGACACAGATTAGATAGTTAGTTCCTCTACGAATAACCTTACCAACCAATCCAGTATTAAGGTTTTCTACCAGTTGATTGATTTTAAAGATATTGCCAGTGACATAATTCTCTCGTAAGTTCTTCCAATCAAATCTAGGTGCAATCTCCCAAAGAGACCAACCTTCTTCAACTTTCATTGCCTTACGAACAGTATTCATAATCTGTTTCGCAGTCTTATCATCCACAACATCAGGAACACCAGTCCTAAACAGTGCAAAATCATTCTCGGCTGCAGCCTTTCTCATCTTCGATGCAGACATTCCAGATACACCTTCTGCATCTTCGTCTCTCTCACCTGCAGAAATAGTCTCAATATTCTCAAAATCGTAGAGTTCACCATTATATTTCTGTGCTAGATTATCAAACTCTCCAACTCTATCAGAACCAACGACAATCTTTACATCAGAGAACCCCTCATTATTGGCCAACTTAAGTGCATCAAAGATAGTCTTTACACTCTCATCATTAACAATATTGTCTGCATGATCTGGGAAGACTGTCTTCATCATATCAGTCTTTTGATTTGGGTCAAGTGGATTCTTTTTAGGATCAAATGACCTAGAGGGATATATTCTCAAATCCCCATCACCTGCAACTTGTTCTGCGGCATCAAGAAGTTTCAAATGACCAATCGTAGGTGGATTGAACCTACCAAACACTAGGGTAACACTCTCTCCTTCACGTTCTTTACTACCACCTTCCTCATCTTCACTACCAGATTTCTTACTCGGTTCTTCCTCTGGTACCTGAGCCTTTTTACCTACCTGTTGTTCCGGTGTTTTATATTGTGCGGTCTTTGTATCTTCTCTTTCATTACCACCAGTTTTCTTATCAGTAAATCTAAGTTCACCACCCTCAGTTCTAGCAACAACATTACCAGCTTTATCTACCCAGTTTCCCTGTCCATCACCAGTTAGACCAAGTTGCCTTGCCCGTGTGGAAGCCTTAGTCTGTCTTGCCTCGGAAAAAAAGTTTAGGAAGCTTTTCATTTCTATCAATATCCTATGTTGTATTTATTAAGACAATGGATCACGAAGAGCTCTTTTCAAAGACTCCATGACCTCTCTTCCCTTCTTTTTCTCTTTATTCTCCATAACCTTTTCCTTAATAAAGGAGAACAACATATCCTCATCCATCTCAAATTGTTCAACATACATCATAACTTCATCGTATGACATACCAACATCATCGGCATCTACCATTAGTCTCAGGTATATATCTTGTAAAGTCTCTGGTAGGTATTCGATATCAATCATTGTCCAAGTCCTCTGTCGATGTTTTCTAATGCGTTGACGATTGGTTCAATCTTTTTTCTTTGAGTTTTGGTAAGACTCTCAGAATTCATAATCTGGTCCTCACTAAATCCACTCGATTTTGTATAACTAGAAATTAATTTTTTTCGAAGAGACTTGATATGTCCTTGAGCTCCAGGAGTCAAAGAAGTTTTTTGAAACCCAGGAGAAAAGGCGTCCTTTCCACCAGTGACTGACGCCGTGTCCAGTGACAGTAAGCTTAGTATACCATTCGTGGTGTCGTTGTCAATGTTATTCTTGGAAGATGGGGTCAACCGGTTATCATACTGTCTACCTGGTTTCAGTGGGGAGTCTCCTTCACCCGTCAAGAAATCAATCTGTGTGGCAACATCACTCAAGTAGTTCTCATATGCCTCTGGACTATCGGGATTATCAATATAATCATTCCTAGTTTTCTTAAATTTTTGATGATGTTCATTTGCAGTTTGAATTGCCTTTGTCTTATCCTCAGGACTCAAACTATCATCAGACATAATAGAGTTCTGCATGTTGATAATGTTACCAGATGAAGGAGATGTTCCACCTCTACCTCTTTCTAGTTTTCCATCCTTACTAATAAGGTATCTTGCACCAACATCGTAGTTATTGATAAGATTTCTACCCATATAATCATTCATCTTGGTCTTATCGACACCAAGATTTTCACTCATGATATCAAACACCCCATTGATTTGATCTGAATTCATATCTTTGACCTGAGCATCAGATGCAAGTTCATTCTTTTCTAAGAAGTCAGACATTTTAGTCTGATATTCTTTGAATGCTTCTGAAGTAACTTTTAGTTTTTGTGATGATGCCTTACCCAACTTACTCTCAAGTCCTGAGTTGACAGAGTTCATAAGGTCATCACTCATCAAAGAAGAAACACTTCCTCCTAACGATGATGCAAGTTCAGAATTGAATGAAGATGCTCTATAGTTCTTCTCCAATCTCTCTCGGGTCTTCGGACTACTCAAATCGGAATCAATACTATCTCTCTTTCTCTTTGCTTGTTCTTGGAACTTATCAAAACCCAAGTCAGCTCTTGGTTCATTCACTCTTCTCAAGAGCATTCCGAAGTTATCAATATGATCTTTGCCACCAGATTTCAATGGAACAATATGTTCTACTTGGAATTCACCTGGTGATCTTCTCTGACCACTTAGTGCATATGCATCTTTACCATCTTGCATTGCCCACATATGAAGAGCAGCTGATCCTCTTATTGGGTTTGCAGTTTTACTTTGTTGATCCTTCTCATTTGGATTGTAAAAAGTTTTTGGTGATCCACTCTTAGATAAAAAGTCTCTTGAAGGTGTCGGTAGAATACTAAAGACTGCATCAGTTATAGTAGGATCCATATTAGCCAATGCAGATTCATTTTCAGAAGCCAGATTGAATGCCTTAGTTTGAATTCCTTCAGGATCTAATTGATTTAGATCATCCCTTTCGGCAATATGTTTTGCTTCATAGTAACCCAAGTTACTACCCACAAGTTCATGACTCTCTCCTCTCTTCCAGTAACCATCTTCACCAATAAAGGAACTTATCTCTTCATAAGCTTTTGCAAACTGTTTTACTTGTTCTTCATCATTGACATCAATACCAGCATCTAAAAGTAATTCACTTACAGTTTTTGAATTAGTTTTTGTAAGTTGTATTTCTTTCAGATAGTCACCTTCATTAATCGCGGTCATCATCTCATTGACTTTAGTTCTGTCATTCGCCTTTGCAACTGACTTACTTAAAGTATTCAAACCACTCCTATATTCAGAGTCTTGAGAATAATGTTGTTGGAATTCTTTATTTGCCTTACGACCATTATCAAATCTTTGATCATCGACATCTGTATTTGCAATATCAGTCACTCTTTGAATTGATTCTTCTGTTGCGATATCAACATCACCCCTTGCTTCAGAACCATCAAGATTCTTACCAGTTTCGATTACTGCTTGATTGATTGTCTTAAATTCTTCGGGTTCTTTAACTCTACCTTCAGGAGTTCCCATCTCCTTTTCAAGTGCAGCCTGTTCAGCATCCTGTTGTTCAGCCTCTGCAGCAGCTTGTTCTTCTGCTTCTGTATCAGACTGAGCAATCATATCATCAGCTTGTTGATCAATTTGTGCCTTTCTCTTAGCACTCATTGCAGACTCTCTACCACGAGCCAACATCTTTTTGACAGTCTGTTTATCACCAGATTCTAATGCCTCAGCATCTGGTCCACCAGGAACATTCTTGGCGAGTTGGTCAGTTACTGATGGAGTTTCTTCTGGTTTAGGTGCATCTTTTCTGAAGTCAGATAAAGTCTTTTCTTTTTCAGTCTCTGCTTGACCTGCAGGAGAGTTTGCCATCCTACTAGCCAAGTCATATTGAGAAGCAGGGACAAACTTATCACCCTTTACCTGACCAACATATTGACCTTTATTATCATAGTACCTACCGAACTTAGATGTTACACCACCGGCACGTTCAGCATCCTTCCTTGCCTGAGACTCATCGTTCTCGGCAAGGTAGGCATCAGCCTTTCTTAGATATTTAAATACATCCATCTATCAGACATTCAATCCAACAGCTCTCATCTGTTTTTTCATTGCTTCAGCCTTATCAGGATCCATAGTCTTCAGTCTATTACGGACATTTCTTTCTGTCTTTTGACCAGAAGTTTCAGACTTTCTTGCTTCATTTCCCTTCTCAGGATTGCGTTGATAACCTTCTTCAACATCCCATGCATCAACCTTTGCCTGAATGGCTTTCAGTTCAGTTTCAGAGAATGTTACTCCTTTATGTTGGACTTCATCTGCAATTGCACCACCGGCAAGACCACCAACAGCGGCACCAAGTGGACCACCCAACGCTCCACCAATAGCAGCACCAGAACCAGCACCAATAGCCTTCTTAACTTTTCTATCCTTCTTACCAGTTACTGCACCAAGGGTTCCTGCGACTACAGGCGCCAAAATTTCATCAAGATACTCTTCACTCATACCCTCAATCTCCTTCACAGTAAAGAGACCGGTTGCTTCGAGTTCTTCTTTACGAAGCGACTTACGACGTTTCTTCTCAACCTGTTTTCGAGTAAGAACTTCACCCTTACCACGATTAGCATCAGGGTCGTAGTTACTAGGAGGAGTATAGTCGCTACCAAAAGACTTGATGTTAGACTTTACACGGGCAGTATGTTGCTTATTGCTAGTACGACGTGAATCTTCTTCAATCTGCTCAAGTTCTTCTTTAGTTAAAGCTGCGGCACGTTTGCGTGCTTTGTTACCACTGCCTCTCGCATCATTAGCACCATACTTACTATAACCACCTTCCAATTGACGTTTATATGCTGCTTTTGATCTATCTGCAACACCTTTGGAATAACGTGAACCACCAAATTCTTTTTGATCTCTTTCTGCTCTTGCACGGGTCTTCTTAAGAATTTGAGCCTTAGCAGAAGTATCAGACCTTTCTGGACCAACGTTATACTTCTTACGAAGTTCATCACCTCTACTCATTGGTTTTGCTGGTTCTTCTTTCTTTTTGCCACCAAGAAGTCTTTTTACTGCAGAACGTAAACCTTCATCTAAAGATTGATACTCCTCATACATATCATTCCAGGTAAGATCAGAGCAATCATATCCTTCAGTAATAAGGAAATCAATATACTCTTCAACTTCTTCATTCTTAGTACACTCACAAGGATCTTTACCACACTTCTCACACTTACCTTTCTTACCCATGGACTTGGCGATTGCCTTACGTCTCTTGGAAAGATACTTATCAGAAGAATCCTCGTCACCATCATTATCGATGTCTCCATCTTCCTGACCAACGGGATCAAGTTTCTTCTCATAGATGGCCTGGTAGATATCACCAATATCTTTTCTAACAGTACCTTCACTCATTCTACTGGAGACTTTATTGGCAGCATCACCAACTTTCTTCGCTGCTTTACCAATCATCCCTTTGATACCAGACTTGATACCAGCCTTGGCATCTTTAGCTCTACGTACAGTCACTGCAGATGCATTACTTGCACTTTGCTTCAATCTGTTTGCCTTATCCGTTGCAGATTGCTTTGCACTTCTATATGCACCGTAAGATTTAACTGCACCCTTTGCAGCCTTCTCCTTTACCTTACCCATGGCACCTTTCAGTGAAGACTTCACTGCGGACATTTTCTTTGCCCTAGGGGATTCAGTATCACTACCGTAAGTTACTCTTGCTTCGATAAGAACTTCTTCAAATATTGCTTCACACTGTTCTACACTATAACCTTCT